CGAGCCTCTAGCCACTTCTGGATTGTCTTGGAAGTGATCGAGGCTGATGCCAGGGCCTCATTGAGAGCCTGACTATCAGCCTCGCTCAGATCAAGTGACTGGAACGCGCAACGCGGTCCCTTCACAATGTTTTGCAGTTCCCTGAACTGCTCTAACGCGTCTACCATTTGTCCTCCCCTACTGTGACTCGGCTACGAGCCACCTCAGCGATCCTGACGACGGCTCACGCCATTGTCAAGGACTACTTCTTTGCCGTGGTCTCGTTGCTCAAGCCGTAGCGCGAGTTGCTTGGGTCAAGGTAGGTCTGGAGAACCTGAAGCCCAGATGCAAGACCAGCCGACAAGATGACGCGGAAGTCTCCACCGGTGATGTCAAGCAGCGGGATGCCCAAGCCCAGCGCCACGCTGATGCTCACGAGCAGGAAGGTGCGGATGAAGTCCACAAGGGCTTCGTCAATCTTTGTCTCGTTGAGGATGCTCTTCAATGCCATTTCTGACTCCTTACTTCTTTGCTGAGACGATCAGCACTCGGCTCTTCGGAGCGTCGCCTTTAGATGAAGCAATCTGCTTCACCTGCGCTTCAGTCACGCTGACGGCAAACTCCTCGTCGCCCTTGCCGCTCATTGTAGGACACGCCCACATCCAGCCATCCACTGCGTCAAAGGCGGCAGCCGTCATATGGCCGTACTCATCGCTAGGGTGCAACTTGATATGGCGCTTGTGCCACGCGCTCATCTTGACGCCCTCGTAGAACGGCATCCTGCCCTGCTGCACATTGATGATCAGTGCGTCGCCGTTCTTTGCTGACTGCACTGCGTCCTGCCAGTCGGCTGGGTAGCGGCCGTGCGCGCCAAGCACCTTGACGGTCTTGGCAAGTTCGCTGAGGCTTGAGCCGTTGTCGCTGACGCCCTGCGCTTCAGTGAAGCCAGTCGCCTTCGCCTTCGCCGCAATGCCCTCGGCTGCGCTGATCTCTTTCTTCAAGACCCACGACGCCGCGCACGCTGCGCTGCTCGGACCGCAGTCATCAAGGATGCCCTGCTTGCGGGCTTCCTGATCTACGGCAACCTGCGACCTAATCTTGAGGCGTGCCACGGTTCTCCCACTTGATAATCACGGCGACGGCGCGTGCTGCTTCCTCAAAGCCCAGCGCGGCGCTGACTGGATGACCAGCCGTGCAGCCTTCGCTGTAGTCTTTGCCGTCTTCGCCACGCTTCCAGAGCGTGCCACCGAACGCGCTGTCATCGCCGTTCGGTACCAGCGCCACCCACTCGCCCGGCGCCGTATCAATGCGCGTCCAGCCCACTTCACCGATTGACTCGATGTGCTTTGTCGTGAGAACCATTTAGTCCCTCCAACGCAACGGCCCAGTTGCGATCCATACAACGGTCAGCCCGATGAAGAGCGCCGCCATCGTTTGCTGCGTCTGACCTTCAGGAAGCACGACTACCGCGAACAGAAGTCCGAGGATGGTCCACGCCCCACCAAGTAAGTCAAGGATGATGGCTTTGATCACTTGTCAAGTTCCTTTCGGCTAGAGGTCTTGCGGCTCTTTGGTGCATCACCGCTTGCGCCTCCACCACCACCGCCTCCAAGATTACCACCCGACGGTGTGCTTCCACCGCTGCGTGCGGCACTTGCGGCTGCGGCTGTGACGCTTGCGATTTGACTGGAGATGACGGCGACTGCCATTGGCTGCGCCTCTTCTTTTTCTGCTGGATCAAGGTCCTTGCCGATCTCGCCGATGGCTGCAATGTCAGCAATGCCGCCACCGATTGCGGCAACGGATTCGCTCACCGCTGCAACGGCGGCAGAAGCAACTTCTTCTAGATTCGGCAGAGGGGGCTGTGTTGGCTCAGGAGGAGGAAGAGGAGTGGGATCAGGAGAAGCGGAAGGAGACGCCGGAACACTTGGCTCCACGGTTGCTTCGGGCGTCGGCTGTGGTGTGGCAGTCGGGATTGGTGGTTCATTGGTTGGCTCCTGTGTTGGCGCCACCGTCGGAGGTGGCTGGGTTGGCGTTGGCTCTGGCGTTGGTGGAAGTGTAGGAGGAGGTGGCTGGGTTGGAGGTGCCGTCATAGAAGGCTCTGGCGTAGGGCTAGGAGCCACGCTAGGGCTAGGTGATGGTGATTCTGGTGTCTGCGTAGGGGTCGGCTCAGGCGTTGGCTCTGGGGTCGGCGTTGGCAGGATGGAGGGGATCGCGGTCGGATTGACTTCAGGTGGGTTCGGATCGCGGAGCAGCGCCGCAGTCGTGAGCAACTGGTAAGAGCCGCCCACAGGGAATGGGTCCTGCGGCCAGAGGCACGATCCGTCGTGACAAGTGAAGCGACCAGCGCGTAGTCGATAGACGCCAGCCTCCAGTTCTACACTGATGAATGAGTGCCAGGACTGTCCGTTGGTCCGCGGGTCATCGTCGTTCACCGCCATCAGCGTGCCAGCGGCGTCGTAGAGCCAGAGGGCTGAGTCAGTGAAGTTGCCGCCGTCTTGTGTTGCGGCGCACCAGAACTCTGTCGTTCCGTCGCAGAGATCCGTCTCGGCAGAGAAGATGGATGGCACTTCAATCACGACGAAGTAGTCGCCAGTCTCAGTGACGATGGTGTCGTATGGATACGCGGTGCCGTCGTAGCCATCCGTGGCGCGAACGACGGCGAACGGCGCGAAGCACGCCCAAGCGAGCAGGAGTGCGGCGAGCCTCACTTGCCGGCTTGCGATTGGAAGTACGCCAGAAGCGTCCCGATTCCCCCTACACCAAGTAGCGCACCAAGCGCCTTCAAGACGGTCAAGCCGCCCTTCATCTGGTCAATCTCTGTCTGGAGTCGATCAATCTTTGCTGACTGCGCGTCTAGTCGATCAATGATTGCATCAACTTGGGAGCGGGTCACTTGGGACCTCCAGTGGTGGTGGTGGGCTGAATGTGCCGTCAGTATACGAGCCGCCAATCCATACGGTCGTGTCGGAATCCACGGCAACGATTTGCGTTGCGCCGAACAGCACGCGGTAGTCAGCAAGGAAGCGTTGCTGCTCAATCTCAGAAAGCGCGCCGCTGATGAGATTGACTACGAATCCGTTGGCATCAATGAAGGCGTAGTTCATCAGCCGACCCAGACCACAGTGACAAAGCCGCTTGCCCCAGCACCGCCAGCGCCACTGTTCATCGTGAGTGTGTGAGTGCTGTAGGTAGCGCCCTGAGCGAACGCGGCGCAACCGCCGCCGCCGCCTCCTGCCCCGCTATTTGCCAATGCGCTACCACCCGCTCCGCCTGTGACCACGATTGTTTGCGTGTTGGTGTTAGTGAATCGCGCAGCGCCACCGCCGCCTGACCCTGCCCCCGCTGCACCGCCGTCACCTCCTAAAGACATTGAAAGCGTGTTGCCCGCCGTTCCATTTGCGCCGCCGCCGCCGCCTCCGAGAATCCCTACAGCAGTTCCAGCCGTGCCGCCAGCAGTCGCAGTTCCAGACCCACCAGAGCCGCTTGCAGTCACGCCAGCAACGCCGCCAGTGGAGAATGTTGTGAAGGGAGCACCAAGCGTATAGGCAGAGAGTTCGTTTGCCGACCCACCCTTCTGCGTTGTGTTTGCACCCACGCCAGCAGTAGCCGAAGCCGCCGTTCCTCCGCCAGCACTAAAAAAGCCGTAAGTGATGTCTACATTGCCAGATTTGCCACCCGCTACTGAAAGGTACGAGCCGAATGTGCTCGCGCCACCGTCAGCACCAGAAGCACTCGTCTGCGCGCTTGTAGCCGTGCCGCCAGGCGCCTTGCTGAAAGTCAATGCAGTTCCACCAGCACCTCCAGCGCCAACGCCAACGCTCACCGTAGTAGCGGTGCCAAGTGCAATATCTCGCACCATCGCCCACGCGCCAGATTTGCCACCGCTCCCGCCGAATACGGCAGCCGTAGTTGTGCTGTTTGCGGTGAGGTTGCCGCTGCCTCCTCCTTGTCCTCCGCTCGCAGCAACCACGGTCACATAGTCCACGCCAGTGGGCCGTGTCCAAGTTCCGTTGGCTGTAAACCTCTGAGCAATCAGGAAGGTGCCAGTGGCGCTGCTGCTCGTAGCAACTAGCACGCTGTTGATGTCCACCTTCGCCGTACCACTGACTGAGCCAGCCGCTGTGAGGGTCAGCGCAATGTCTGCATATGCGGCGCTTGCGCTGATAGCAGCCGAGCCGCTCGTCGTGATGCCGTTGATGCCAGTCCAGGTGCCTGTGTCTGCCGCCGTGCCGACATTGTAGGTACTGAGTTGCGCGCCAGTGTCGTCGTAGTAGGTCGCACTTAGCACGATGCTCCACTGAGCCGTGCCTGTGGTGCCTTGCCGCGTCAGGCTTGCATACGCCTTCTGGCGCAGCGCCAGCGCATCATCGTTGAGCAGGTAGGTGCGGGTTTTGAGGATGGCTGAGTCACCTGAAGCCGCACCAGTTGGGTCCATCCGCACCGACCAGTTCTGCGTCGTGGCGTTGTAGACCATTGTCGTGCTGATGGTGCCAGCCGTCTCAAGGCTCCAGTAGGGGATGGCGTTATCTACTGCCACGGCCGTACCGGGGTCAGCACAAGTCAAGTCAAAGTTGGCGTTCGGGATGCCGTAGAGCGTCTGCGTGCGAGCAGCAACGCCGAGCGGCGAAGCGCCGAAGTTATTGGCTTGGCTGATGATTGGGTTGCCGTTCGGGTCTTGCGTTGCAGATTGGTTCTGCGCTGCTACCGAAGGATTGGAACCGAACTGTGGCATCTCTCGCTCCTAACGCTTCTGCGACGCAACGAGTGTGGCGAGGTCGCTTGGGTTCTTACGGTTGAAGGTCACAAGGATTCTTTGAGTTGTTGTTCCAGGTTCAAGCGACCAGTCTACTTGCTCAACTCGATACAAGCCAGAGAGTCCGAGTCCTGCTGCCGTGACCTCAACCCACTGCCCGGGCTTCCAGCCTTCTACAAGCGCGAACGATGACGCGCCGGTCTGCGCGTAGCCACTGCTGAAGCCATACTGATTCCACGCTGCTGTACCAGCGCCGCGCAACTCGAACGAGCCGCTAAGCAGTGGCTTGTGCCGTTCGTAGAAGTACGCCGCAGCCGCGCGCTGAATCTGCGCCCCTGGGTTCTTGACAGCCGTCGGGAAGTCCACCACTGCGTCCAGGATAGGAGCACCCTTGCGCTCAGTGAAGAGCGCGGTGCCGCTCTCTTCTAGCGCGAGGTCCTGATATGACCAGATCTGAGAGAGCGATGCGCCAGCAACCGCAGGGATAGTGAACATCGCAGCCTTTGCCGTCTCGTGATCCCAGTTCACGCTGAGGTTGAACGGCGCCACCGTTGCCTTCGCCGTGCTGGTGTTGGGCGTGCCAGCACCTGTGATGATGATGCTGTACGGCGCAGTGGCGTAGGTCGGCTGTGCTGCCGTATCCACCAACTTGTAGTTCAGTGCGCCAGTCGTGTCAATGAAGGCGCGTCGGTCCTTGATGTCGTTGCCAGCGTAGGTCTCAACGATGGCGTCAAGGGCTGAGCGCAGCGTAGTCGCTGGGAACTGCACCTCTTGCGTGTTGGCGTAGACCGTGCCGCCAGTGATCTGCGCCGTGCCAGTAGTCGTAAAGAGTCGCTGCACAGGGTAGTCCGTGGACTTATATGCATCAACGAGCGAGAGGAACTGCTTGACGGCTTCGTCTTCGGTTGCGCCTGCGTTGATCTTCACGATCATCTGACCGTTCACGATTGGCGGCCCAACTTGCGGCGAGGTGCCAATCAGGTAGGCGCCAGTGTTGAATGTTCCTGTACCGCTCAACGACTTTGGAAGGATCAACTCAATGGTGTAGGCGTTGATCACATTTACTTGGTC